GTTTAAAACAAGTGCCTGTTCTTAATATTTCTTACGTTCTTGCTGATAAAATAGAAGATTTAGTAAGTCTATCAGTTGGCAAAAGCGTATTGAACCAGAAGGCGCAAAGAGAAGGTATTGTCATTCGCCCACTACAGGAAATATATGACTACGACTTTAAGAGCCTTGTTAGTGGCCGCTTATCATTCAAAGTTATAAACCCTGAATTTTTGCTGAAGTATGGCGAATAAATAGCCCAATAGAATTACTGAACGATGCAGTGAGTGACACAATTGCAGCCCAATCAAGGAACCGTACCCTGATAACCAAAATCCCCCTTTACCACGAGACAACACCACCCAATCTAAACAATAACAATAAAAAAAACATAATCAGTCGTGAACCCCACCCCTCATTTAAACCTAAGTAAAAGAGAAAAAGACATTATTACTCTCATAACAGAAGATCTCAATTACAAGGAAATATCCAAAAAGCTCTTTATCTCCAAAAGAACAGTAGAAGAAGATATAAAGTCTTTAAAAGAAAAAGTGGGCTGCAAAACAGTAGCCCGCCTAATCTTCGAACTCATAAGATTAAAAATAATTCATATAGAAATAAATGTGATTAACCACATAGAAGAATCAAGCAGGGCAGCGTAACTTTATGATACCACTTACCACCACTATGCTACTATCCACCAATTCGCCTGACTACCAGGCTATACCTCAATTCTCAGATAAGGAGTTATCCATTATCCAGTATATAGCCGATGGATGCCAACAAAAGCAAATTGCCCATTTTATCAACCAGCACCCCCACCACATAGAAACAGTATTATCCGGCATCTACAAGAAACTAAAATGCTCTAATGCCCCTTCTATGGTCTCTCAGTGTTATAAGCTAGGCATCCTTACTCTGGAAAATAGGTCTTTAGAGAACGTAGCGTGAGTACTAACTTTGAAAGTACTAAACACCACTATCCACCTATGGCCTCATCTACCGATAAGAAAGGAATAAACTTTAAGATGACACCTAAGCGTAAGCTATGCGTGATCCATCCCGATACCTTCATCCCGTATCTTCAATCGCTACCCCGAAACGATAACGGATGGGTAGCATTTGACTACAAAGAACTCAGTAAGCTAACCGAGCGCAATCTATTTGCTCAAATCACTCCATTGGAAGTAAAAAAAGCAGGGTAATGGCATGGGTTAAGTTTGACCATATTGCCAGTAAGACGAAAACAAACGTCTATAATGTGCTGTCGAAAGACGGCTCTTTGTGTTTAGGGCAAGTCAAATGGCTTGCTCAATGGAGGTGTTATTGTTTCTTCCCTGGTGCAAATACAGTATTTGATACCAAGTGCGTGAAAGAGATAATAGATTTTATAGAGAGTTTAATGAGAGAAAGAAAGGAGGTAAAGCATGGGGGTATCTAAGGATAATCTTACCGATAAGCAACTACGGTTCTGCGAAGAGTATATAATAGATTTAAACGCCACCCAAGCAGCTTTAAGAGCAGGGTATAGTGAAAAGACGGCTTATTCTATAGGTGATGAAAACCTGAGAAAACCTGAAATCCAAAGCAAAATATCTGAACTACAAAAAAAGCGCTCAAAACGAACAGAAATAACCGCAGATATGGTTTTGAGGGAGTTGGCTATCATAGGATTTAGTAAGATTACCGATTATTTAAAGGTGACAAATCCAAAGTCTATAGAAGACGTAGACGTTCCTTTCCCTGGTGAAGAGCCAGAACAAGAAGAGCAGGGATGCGCTTTTGCTATTGTAGAAGTACTAGATACTGATAAAATGAAACCAGAGGCAATACCTGCCATAGCATCCATTAAGCAAGGACGGAACGGTATTGAATTAAAACTGCATGACAAAGTAAAGGCACTAGAGGGGATTGGCCGGCATTTGGGGATGTTTAATGATAAGGTGGATGTGACGTCTAAGGGCGAAAGTTTGAACGCTGACGACTTGAGTAAACTTTCTAATGAGGAAAAATTGCAACTACTAAGGCTTAAGCAAAAAATGAGAGGGAAGGGTGAATGATGATATATTATTACTTGAGATTGATTTATTCAAGAATAGAGATTTCGCCTTTATAGTCGAAAGCGAAAATGGCGCTGTCCATGAAAAACAAAAAGAAGCTCTTTATTTACTGACCGACAATGAAACGGTAGAATTGTTATATGGCGGTGCCGCAGGTGGTGCTAAATCATGGACGGGGTGCAGTTGGTTGCTTTTTATGTGCCTTCTTTACCCTGGATCTCGTTGGTTTATAGGCAGGGAAGAGTTGAAAAGGCTAAGGGATTCTACTTTGATTACCTTTTTTAAGGTTTGTTCTAAATACGGCGCGCAAAGAGATGTGGTGTGGAAATATAATGGACAGGATCATTATATACAATTTACCAATGGTAGCCGTATTGATCTTTTAGACCTTAAATATCTTCCTTCAGACCCTTTGTACGAGCGGTATGGTTCGATAGAATATACTGGAGGATGGATTGAGGAGGGTGGAGAGGTCAACTTTGCGGCTTTTGATACCTTAAAGTCCCGTATAGGCCGGCACATGAATGACGAGCATAAAATATTAAGAAAGATACTCGTTACATGTAACCCGAAAAGAAACTGGATTTATACTTACTTCTACCGGCCATTTGTAGAAAAAAGGTTGCCAAAGTTTAAGAAGTTTCTCAAGGCCCTGCTTTATGACAACCCCCACCGGGAGAAAGATTATGAGGAGGCGCTTAAGTCTTTAACAGACCCGGTAAAAAAAGCAAGGCTGTTAGATGGGAACTTTGAATATGACGATGACCCTAGAGATTTGTGCGAATACGATGCAATATTGGATCTTTTTACAAATGAGCATGTAGAGGAAGGGGATAAGGCGATAAGCGCAGACTTGGCAATGAAAGGGCGAGACCGGTTTGTAGGTGGATCTTGGAAAGGATTAAGATGTAGGGTTGCGCTTGACCAGAAGGAATCAACGGGGAAAAGCATTGAAACAGACCTCAAAGCGTTGATGATCGAGGATGGAGTAGGACGAAGCCAGACTATTGTTGATAGCGACGGTATGGGTTCTTACCTGGAAAGTTATCTCGAGGGGATTAAGGAGTTTCATGGAGGATCTTCTGCTGTCAGTTCTGAATACGCTAATCTAAAGAGTGAATGCGGATATAAATTAGCTGAGGTAATTAATAAGCGGTTAATGTATATTATCTGTACAGAAGAACAAAAGCAGCGGATAATTGAAGAATTGGCTGTCCTAAAAGCGGATAATATAGATAGCGATGAGAAAAAGAAGCGCATAATTAAAAAAGAAGAAATGAAAGAATTGTTAAGGCGTTCACCGGACTATCTGGATATGCTTTTAATGCGTATGTGGTTTTTGATTCAGCCCAAAGCCGCCAATTATATTATAGATGCACAAGGAAACATAATTTATTTATAAGTGAATAAAACACTCATATATTCAGCAGTATTCGCCCGGTATATTATTATAATACTGGGATTTATATTTAAACCCCTCTTTGCCCTGCTCTACGCTTTGGGGCATATAGGGAATATTTACCTTACTAATCTTACCGCCTTCATACATACCACAAAACAACAAATCGCCTATTATGATCAGCAGTTAAAGAAAGATAAATGAGTTTTCTTGAAAAACTAGGCAATATACTCCCAGGATCGAAAGCCGCCAGCAGCCAACCCGTAAACTACGGACCTGTTGAGGATTTTAAGGTAATAGGCTATAACAACATTACACTGTACCCGGCTAATACCGGCAAGACCTATATCACACAAGGTTATAACCGTAACGATGCTGTTTACTCCATTGTGTCCAAGAATGCTCGAAAATTCGCTCAGGTTCCTTTTTATCACTACCGGATCAAGAATAACGAAAAAAGCACCTGGAGAGAATATTTGAGACTAACAAAACAAGGTATAACCCCGGAAAACATCTTTGAATTAAAGAAGATGCGCCATAAATCCATTGACGAAGTAAAGGTAGATAGCGTACTCTCTAAACTACTCGCTAAACCCAATAGGAACCAAACAGGGGCTTTATTCCTAGAACAAGCGTATGGATTTAAGCAATTGAGCGGAGAGGGTAATTTATGGCTCAATAAGGGTAAGGATGGCAAGCAGATACCCTCTGAAATGTTCATCATTCCTAAAGGGAATCTTCAGTTAAAAACCGGATCTGATATATGGACGGTCAGCGGCTATCAGTTAACCTTTGGTGGGCTAAGAATAGACGCGGCAACCGAACAGGTAATCATGTGGATTTATCCTAACTACGAGGAACCACATCCAGCAACCCTAGCGCACCTCAGAGGACAATCGCCGCTCGATGCGGGTAGATTGGTTTTACAAGGTTCTAATGTAGGCAATGAAAGGCTGGTGAAGATGAACGAAAACCAGGGAGCCGCAGGCCTTGCTTATAGAACAGACGCCCATGATAATCCTACAGTACAACAGGCGCAAGCTACAAGGGATCAATTCAATAACGCGGTTAACTCAAAAGATATGGCCGGGGCTATCGCTATTATGGCCGGGCAGTGGGGGTATTTACAGTTCGGATTGGATGCCCAAAAGCTACAGTTATTGGAGCAGGGAGATAAAGCCTTTGAAAAGCTGTGTAACGTTTTATCTACGCCACCTTCCATTTTTAAAACGGATCAAACCTACGAGAATCAAAGGGAATCAAAAAGAAACTGGGTTTACGACAATATAGCGCCTGCCGCTTATTCATTTAGGGATGAACTCAACGAAAAACTGATCCTTCAAATGGGATTAGACAGGGATAGGGATTTTATAGACTGTGATATATTGGGTCTTCCAGAAATGGCTATTGATATGAAGGCGCAAATAGAAACTTATTCTAAAGCATGGTGGTTTACGCCTAACCAAATCCTTAAAAAGTTAGGAGAAGATGAAAGCTCAGATCCTAACATGAACAAAGTATACGCTCCTTCAAGTGTCGTTCCTTTGGATGAATTAAACGTACAAATCGGGAGTAACCTGGATAGCGAAATGAATTTGTTAAACGATCAAAGTGCGCAGGCTTAAAGCTATATGGTTGATTATCTCTCAAGACTACTATTTTGTAGCCTCTGAAAAGTTGTTTTCCATAGAAGTAGATTATGTGAGCAATATGGAAGAGGAGCAATTGCGCAAAGTAGACAAATATTTATCAGACCATATGGAAGCATACGAAGCAGTTGAGATTATAAAAAACTTCCTTACAGAACTATAACGATATTTTTCTTTGTTTATTTTGAATTTTAGATTTATCCCGTTGTTTCTACATCGGGATTTTTTATTTATATAAGATATTTTGAATTTACTGGAAAATATGGCTATCAATATTTGGTATGCCCTATGTGCACAAAGTATCTTTGATGCAGTAATTACAACAGCGAGTTAACTCACACGTTTACCGCTCTAAATAAGAGCAAAACATCAGCCGCCAATATTCAGCTATAACCTAGCATTATTAACTTATTTATATAATGGAGCAAATATCCAAAGAGACACACTATTCCATTTCAGACCTTGTTAAGATATTCAATGTCCATTTTAAAACCATCCAAAGAAGGATTAAAAGCGGGGAGTTAGAATATGTGGAGCACCCAATTACCGGCAATAAATACTTTTCAAAAGAGTATATACATAGTAAATATAAAATACCATCAAAGTAATTAAACCCCTATTTGAGAAACCTAATGAATTGCACCCTACGGAATGCCACCATCCACCTTATTAAAGACTTGTTTTCATAGGTACGTTAAAAAACACACGGCCTGTTTATTCTTATACGGGCCTTTCATTAACCTAAGTTGGAACACCTTAATAAAATACTGACAGATGAAGAAATACGGTCTATTTATAAGGAACGATATGAGATTAAACCAACTGATTGCCGGGTTGAAAGATTGACCAAGCAAAGGTTATATGCCAGGTTTCTTGAGATTCAGAGACAGCTAAGGGATCAGCAAAATAAAAAGTAAAACGTCACATCATCAACAATAAAACCACTAATGAAGAAAACAACTACTACTCCGGGCATAATTGCCGTATTCGCACAGATTATTATCCTTGCGTACATAGCCTACTCTATATGCGACAATTGGGAAGGGATAGGGGATCAATCAGTAGGATTTTGGATCGTTCAAGGCTTACTGTCTATAGCGTTTCTGTGCTTGTTCGGGGGATATATAGTCATTCAGCCAAACGAGGTAGGGATAGTTTCATTTCTCGGAACTTACAAGGGGATCATTGACAGGACCGGATTTAGTTTTGTGAATCCGTTTTATGGCAAGTGTATTTATAGTGTGGCTGTAGAAAACCACCAGACAGAGGTGTTGACAGTAAACGATAAAAACGGGTTGCCTGTTCAGATAGCCGCTGTTATATCGCATAAAATAACAGATGTATATAAGGCGCACTACGATGTTCAGGATTTGGATCATTACGTGGTGAATCAGTGTGAAATATCACTCAGGGAGCTGGCTAAGAATCATACCTACGCAGAATTATCAAACGAAGACCAGGATTTTATAGCGAATCTTAATAGCCACCTGGTAACAGCCGGAGTAAGTGTCGTGAGCGCCAAAATAACCCACCTTCAATTATCACCCGAGATTACAGCTATGATGCTGCAAAAACAGCAAGCGCAGGCAATCAGTGAAGCAAAGAAAATAATAGTTGAAAATGCTGTTGATATGGCGAACGAAGCAGCTGTACATGTATCGGGCATGGATTCGGTACAGAAAGCAAAATTCATTACAGACTTAGTAATTGTGCTAACGTCTGAGCATGGCGTAAGCCCCGTAATATCTGTCTCATAAGCAGTTAGTTTTGGTTGCGGCGGGGTTATTCTTAGCCCTGCCTATTTTAAAACACATCAAACTCAAAAAATAAAACATGACTTATTTATTCTATTTCGCTGCTTTAGCGGCAATTGTTTACGAATTAACAGCACTATTCAACACGGATAAGGTGTTCGCCTATAAGGAAACTTTAAAAGCCAAAAACGCAGATGCGCTTAATGAGAGGGAAATATTTGTATCTATTAGTATGTTGCTGTATTTTATTTGGAGTTTTGTAGGAATTTTTACCTCTCAATGGGTGCTGTTCTTATTATTGATCTTACTTGGTTTTATCCCTCTTAAAAGGTTCAAGGCATGGATGAAAATTGATGCAGCTATAAGCATAGCTATTCTAATGCTTATTATCCTCAACAAATACCATTTGCATATTGATGTTTTAGCGAGTATTAAGAGTTGTTTATGAAAATAATAGCCTGTTGTTTTATAGCCTCCCTGGTGCTTACTTATTTAGTTATGAAGGATTCTAAAGACTAGGATATGAGTAGGCAATTTAGGTTTTGCGAAAAGCACAAGCATTATTACCGTACAGAATTGGGTTAGCTACGGCACAGCAGTGCAGAAAGCCTATCCTGAAGATTCGGTAAGAAAATGGGAAAACGAGATAACGGACACATTGCAGAGGATTGTGATTTTTGGAGATTGGTCTGACGCAGTCGGACGTATGGCCAAGCAATATTTATCAACAAACAACCTATTACCAGGAACAGACTTTAAAGACACTATACCGGAAGGCGTACAATTCGTTTCAGAGTCTGAAGATAATAGAAGCATGATATATAGGACTGATTATTTTGTTGGGGGCGTGTTTGGTGAGCGAGTAGGCGGTAAATTGGATAAGGTAGAACCAATAAAAAGAGGCTTAGAGGTACGGAGAAAGAAAAAACAGGCAAAATAATGAAACTAGGTTGCATAAATCACGATAAAACACCTTAATTAAACCCAATAAATACATGAGAAAACAAATATTTCTTGCTCTTTTAGCGGTAATACTCTTTACCAGCGGCGGGTATTATTATGGATATCAACATGCCATGTCAGATTATCCTGCCAATTTCCCCGGATTTGTCAGCTATTTAAGGAATAACTACAATTCTTATAAGCACAAAGAAGACAGCCTTGTGCATATTGTAGATTCATTATCATCCAACAGTAAGCCGATAAGCTCGTTTTATACAAAGAATGGAGATCACATAACCATTGACCTAAACACAGGCAGTATCATTATCAAAAACAAGGGTGGTGGTACATCCTCTATTAATACCGGATCAGGAAATATGTACATCGATAACAGTTCAGAAAGCTCCGTACAGGTAGGTAATGGTAATTCTATCACTTATAATGATGATGACGATTTATGACAATAATATTCTGTGTAACAAAAGAAGATATAAACACCCATAAAGTAGGGAACAACTACTCCATAGCTACCCAATCAGGCATCAATATAAACTTCACCAAAGAAGCTATAGAGGAATTATATAATGATATGCTCGGATTAGATGAAATCGGGAAGGCTCCTAATCCGGACGAATCAATAGGGTTCCCGTATAAAAGGGAAGAAGCGTATGTCGGTAATCCAGACACTAAAGGCGTTATATGGAATCCAAGTGATAAAACAGTAATAGGCCTTTGACCAAAATAGAAACATACGGCTTTATAAAAAACCGAAAGGTAAAGATACCAGACGAAAGCAAATCTGTTTTCTATGCAGATGTTGGCGACCTGAAAGAAGGCTGTCCGGTTAAACTAATTGTTGAAACACTCGATAAGAGATCTACAAAGCAAAATAACTACTATTGGGCAACCGTCGTGCCTATGATCAGGCGAGAACTGGTAGCAAGGGGCAACCGCATAGATAACAACAGAACCCACCTATTTTTAAAACTACACTTCAATCCTGAGTATGTAAAAGGGGATGGTGGAGAAATATTAGGCGAAGAACCAGGCAGTACTCGAAAACTCAGTAAGGCAGAATTTAGCAACTATGTAGATAGTATAGTTCAATGGGCTGCTGAGAAACTAGGAATAACTATACCACCGGCAGGGGAGCAGACAAGTATCTTCTAAATAGCTGCAACTATCGGTCAAAAATATTTTTAATTATTTTGTTTTTCTTGTTTGCATAATCAAAATAAAGTAATAGCTTTACTGTATCAAAACAAACAGTTATGAACATATACTTATACAGAGGGGCGAAATCAGGGATTGATGTTCATTCTGCAGGTAGCTTTTTTACAGCTCATGAAGATGTGGCAATAAGCTATGCAGATCAGGAGGAAGATGGTATTGTTTATGAATTTTCTTTGAAAAATCTTAACCTGATTGATATCTTAGATACAGAAGATGGTAGCCCTGATGAGGGTATTTTGCGGATGACTGACGAGGAACTAATGAATTACGATGGCTACTACGTTCATAATAGCGGAAATAAATATGTTCAGGTATGTTTATTCGGAAGGGTTTCAAAAGATGGGTTTCAAAAACTTTCTGTAGAGGATATTAAAGCTGATGCAAAAGCTGATCATAGAAGGTATGATAGATAAAGATTTATGGGATGTATTTATGATTGAACCAAAAAGCCGGTATTATTCCGTATAAGGAATCTATAATTATGACAGGAAAAAAAGGAATGAAAGGCAGCGGCGGTAGTCGTAAAGGCGCTGGCCGCAAGAAAGCCGAAGAACTAGGCGTAGAAAAGAAAAAACAATATTCAGCATCCCTCCGCCCCTCTGATGCTAAAAGACTAATAGATAAGTTCGGCTCTATAACGAAAGCTCTGGAATCATTACTGAAGAAACTTAAACCTTAAAACCATGCCATTAGCACTTACCAACGATCATGCGGAATCTTACTGCATTCCATTTGACAGACCAAGAAAAAAGGGTATCAGTCTATTCAGAAAAGAGCTATTAGCCCGTTATGCACTGGAACTTATCTTTATAGCAGTAGGAGCCTTTACAGCCTGGTTTATCTGGTACATGGTAGAATATCTATGGCATGTAAATCCTGCTCAACATACCTACTTTATTGATCCCTATGAAGGAAAGTGGATAACTATAGCTTATGTTGGATTAAGAAAGAAAGCAAGGATAAGAAGGTATCTTCATAGATTTAAAATAATGCCTAAATACTAATACGTTATGACTAAGCAAGAGCATTTAAACGACTACTTTAAAAGAAAGCTTGATGATGTGAAAGACCTTATTGACGATAGCTTTAATTATCCAGATCAAGATTTAAGAAATGAAATAATAAAAGACAATCTTGAGAATTTATGTTTGGAATTCAATAAGGTAGTCATTGACGGAGTTGAAAGCGGATGGCCTTCTATAGACATTTGGAAAGAAGAAAATGCGGACGGCAAATAGTTATGTTTAAATACTCTAAAGATATAAAGTTTGTATCGGCTGAAGAAAAAGCCCATGAAATTGCATTTAAGCTAGCTTATATCCCTGATGATATAAAAGATATTGTTGGATTGCTCAATAGCGAACAGAACCCCAACGAGTGCGATGCAATCGCAGCCGATCATAGAACCGAACCCTGATAACCATAAATAAAAACTCATGTCAATACCAGTATCTCATCTAAGAATAGGTAACTACATATTCAACGGTCTTTATCCTGAAAAAGTAACCTCTGATACTCTATGGTCTATGGCTAAAACAGGATCAGAAGCCTATGGAGTAGAACTAACACCAGAGATATTAGAGAAGGCAGGGTTTTTCTATGACGGCTATGTGTATAATAAAAAGAATCTTTTTAGTTGCCCTACATTTTCGCCAAGAGGTGAAGAATGGGTTATCTATATTGGCGAATTTGGGGCAGGAATTGAAACCCCCGTAAAATATCTTCACGAACTACAAAACCTCATCCATTCACTTACCGGCCAAGAACTACAAATAAACCTATAAGCAATATGGAACAAAAGCAATACTTAATCGAATACGGCAAACTGGATGCTAACGGAGATATTATAGCCAAAGGAGCCATAAAGAATATTCCCCAATCTTTGCCGGCCACAATCAACTTTGACCCAGCCGAAGTAGTAGGCATTGCTACATTATCAGAAGATCAATATGGGATCAGTTTTACTATAAAAGAAAGTGAACTAGACGAGAAAGGCAATACAACCATAAAAAGTATGCTTTTGCATTCTGTAGCATTGTTGACAAGATAGCATATTAGCATAAACCAGGACAATCTATCTTATCTGAGCCACATCTTAACCGGAGCGGGTTTTTTTATTTACGGAAAATAGGACGCTACCTTTAACATTCCAGTTTATTATATGATGTAATTTTATTTTCCAAATAAAAGAGCTACGATCTGGCTGATAACTGGAAAATATGGGCATCTCATACATTAAAGATTGAGAAAAAGTATCGACCTTTACTCAGGAAAGTCATTATAGACTATCGTAGCTCTTTTATTAAGGATCTCACCACACACGGAAGGGAATATGCCCTATCACACCTCACGCCTCTATCTACCGACCTTTCTACTATACTTCATGATCTATACCAGGATGCCGGATTACTTGGCGCGCAATTGACCGCTAAAGAGATTAAAAAGCTAGCCGCTCAAAAAGGTGCTTTCTTCGGCCAAAACCTTGAATGGATCAATGAAGTACTGGCTTATCTTAAAATAAACCTGTTGCAACTCGTGTCTAAAATATCTGACACCATGCGCAGGGATATAGTTGAGGTACTAAAAAAAGCTGTTTCGAATGGTTGGAGCATAGATCAGACCGTAGAGGAATTGAAAAGGGAAGACCTTGCAGAAGCCAGAGCGCGCACTATTGCCCGTACTGAAACAATCAGGGCCGCTAATGTCGGTCATTCAGTAGGCGCCAAATCGCTGCCTTACGAGGTAGATAAAAAATGGAGCGCAGCAGAGGACGAAAGAACAAGGCATTCACACCGTGATGTGGATGGACACCAGACAAGCGAATACGGAGCTTTTAAGGTTCCTATTTATAAAGGAGATGAACTGTTAGGATACGACGAAATGCAATTTCCGGGTGATCCTTCTGCTCACGCCTCAAATACCGTCAATTGCAGATGCCGCGTTTTGTATATTCCCAAACGCGATCAGCAAGGCAAACTAATCCTACGCAGTAGCACTACCGCTACAATCATTCCTATGCGGAGTACAAATAATACCGTTACTCCCGCGCATCAAATCGCCGCCGCACTCAAGGCACACATTCGCTTCATTATTGGTGAAGCGGGTGAAACGGAATGATACTTAATCCAATATGTCAAAGTACGAGCGCCCTTACCAGTGTAAGGGTATTGTAAACAACGGACAGGTATTAATTAAAGACATCGACACACAGGAAGGCCGCATACAGGGCTATTTTGCCATTTTCGGCAATGTAGATTCTGACGGTGACATGATCGTGCCCGGTGCCTTTAAAAAGACGCTGTCCGAGGATATAGGCAGGATCAAACACCTGCTACAGCATAACCCCTGGCAACCCCTTAGCTCCACAAAATCCGGCCTTCAAATCAAGGAAGATAAAAAAGGATTGTATTTCGATTCCGTCATCTCTAAAACATCGTGGGGTAAAGATACCATCCAGCTTTATGCTGACCAGGTGATCGACGAACACTCCATCGGTTACGAAGTGATCCGCGAAGAAAAGAAAAGCGGATATAACGAATTACAGCAATTAAAACTTTGGGAAGGATCTTCTGTAACGTGGGGGGCCAATGAAAATGCCCTGGTTACCGGCATAAAGTCCATGACCAAGGAACAGCAGGTAGATCGTATGAACCACCTCATGAAAGCAATCCGCAACGGGCGCTATGAAAATGAGGAAATCTACGACATGCTGGAAATCTACTTTAAGCAATTACAAACAAGCATACTTTCTCTAACTCCTACTAGCACCCCAGCCGCTTCAAGGAAAGAAGCACCGGAGCCGCAACTAGAATCAGAAGAGGAAGAAGCGCTGTTTATAAAAGCGAAACTTCAAAACACATTATTAAAATTAAAATTGAGTTAGCCCTATGGCAATCGAATCAAAAGCTCTTGCGGCTCTGTCTGAACAAATCGAAGGTATTACTGAGACTGTGGCTGAGAGCGTAAAAGGAATCAAAAAAGATGTAAATGCAAACATCGAAAATCAGGTAAAAGGCATCAACGAAAACGTAGACCAGAAAATTAAGGCGTCTACAGAATCAATCAATGCTGAAGTAAAAGCCGCTAAGGATGAAGCTACCAAAGCAGCCGATAAGGTGAAAGAGTTGGACGCAGTTGTTACCGAGGCTAAAAACCTGGCACAGCAAGCCTCTGTTAAGCTCGATGAAATGGAAAAGAAAATGTCTACCTCTAATTTTGGCGCTCAATCTAAAGGCGAGTCTTTTGGTTCTGTATTGAAAAAAGCCGTTGAAGAAGCTACCGATGATATTAATAAATTCTCTCGTGGCGAGATTAAGCGCTGCGCCATCGAACTGAAGGGCGTAGATGTAAAAGCCGCTGCCGACTTTTCCACTGCAAATGTGACTGGCGGCAACGTTTGGGGTGCGCAGTATCGTCCTGGCATTATCATGAATCCTTCTACCATCACGCACGTGCGTTCGCTGTTGAGCGTGTCGCCTGCTGGCCCTGGTACGGATTACTACTTTATGAGAGAGAACGGTGCCGGCGATGGTTCTATCGCCCCAACATCTGAAAAACAGGCTGCTGCCGCTACTACTCAGGGCACAGGTTTGAAACCTCAGTTTGATCTGGATCTGAAAGAAGCCTCTGTAAAGTTCGAAACTATCGCTGGTTGGATGCCCATTTCTCGTAAATCCATCAACAACCTGCCTGGTTTGATCTCTTTCCTTCAGAAAAGGGTTCCTGAAAAATTAATGGATGTAGAAGATGCTCAGATCCTGTACGGTGATGGTACTTCTCCGAACATCAAAGGTATCTTAACTGCCGGCAACTTTACTGCTGGTTCTGCCGCTGGCACCACTGCCACAGTTGAAAAGATCATCAATGATTTGTCTTTGTTTGAGGATACTTACAAGAGAAAAGCAAGCGGTATCACTATGCGTCCTGCTGACTACTATTCTTTCTTCAAGAATAAAGCAGCCGGTAGCGGTGAATACGACCTGCCTCAAGGCGTTGTGTTTGTAAATGGAGTATTGTATATCCTGGGTATTCCCGTAGCTACTACAACAGCTTTAACCGCTGGTGATTATGTAGTGGGCGATTGGGTGAACGGTGCTGAGCTGTTGATCCAAGAGAATATGCGCCTTGAGTTCTTCGAGCAGGATGGTACAAACGTAAGAACCAACCAGGTAACACTGAGGGTTGAAGAAACCATTGCTGTTCCTGTATTCGGCTCAGATTACTTCTTGAAAGGTTCTTCTCTCGCAGCTTAATAACGTGGGAGTGGTCCCGTAAGACCACTCTTTTTTTTATACCTCATATGCAAGTAAAGTTTGAAAAGGATCATCTGCATTTTAAAAAAGATGATACCCACACCTTAGATCATTCAATGGCAAACTACCTCTATAGAGTAGGGGTAGTTTCCTATATAACAGGAAAAAAGGAAAGCAACCCGGTCAGCGGAAAAGTAGAAGTGAAGCCTAAAAAAGAAAAGAAAGACGCTACTAAGTGATTCGCTACTTAAATATCATCAAAGAATCTTCCGGTGGTTCTGAACCTGTGAGTTTGGAAGAGGTGAAGGCATGGCTGCAAATAGATTTTGCAGACTTTGATGATTTATTAAGCGGTATGATTACCGGAGCGAGACAAGCAATAGAATCTTATACAAACCTTTCGATTGTTGATGACGATGTGACCCTGGAAGTTGAGACCACCTGCGAGCGTGATAGGGTTATTCTGCCTTATGCGCTTAGTGTCGATCAGGTAACGGTCAAAGACGTGGACGGTAATACCGTGAGCGGGTGCAAGTTAAAGGGGGCGCAGTTAAAGATTGGTCAGATAGGGGAGTTTGAGATTTCTTATTCTGCTTCTATGGATAGTGTGCCAGAAGGATTAAAAGAGGCTATTAAATGTGAAGTAGCGGAAAGATTTTCCAAACGCGGGGAAAATCAGGTATTGAGGGGAACGGATTCCGGCGCTTCTCAAGGAATTTCAGACGCTGCTAAAGCAAAAGCAAACCCTTACGTTTCTATATGGCTGTAAATGCAGGAGACTTAAACAGGCCCGTTATCCTTCGTCAGCCGGTGAAGCTGGTTAACGATGAGGGCGGCACAGAAGTTAGCTACAGTGAGGAAACCATTACAACCAAAGCCTATGTAAAAGAAGTAAATCAGTTCAGAGGCACAGAAAGCAAGGGAGTAACGATCACAGACAGCAAAGACTTTTTTATTCGTTGGGCATCCAATAGAACGATTAAAAAAGACTGGATTGTAGAATACGAGGGTAGCAAGTATACGATCCACGAAATAGAAAGGATCGATGAAAAATACAAATTCATTAGAATAAGAGCCAAAATAAGTGCCTAATGCAGATAGTCTACGCCAAAATACAATATGACCTTATAGACACTACGCCTAATTTCTTCGCAAAATTAAAGCGGTATGTAGGATTGTTTAGAGTCGAGGCGCAGGATATTCACGACTATTTAAATGGGGTAATGACAGTTAGCTTTTATACTAACAAGGTTGAGATAAAAGATGGCGAATCTGCTCTTGTCCATTTAGAAGCTAAAAGAAATAAAAGAGGTAGTTGGTATTTCACAAACATCATTAAGATAAGTGCCTAGCGGAATATCCATACAGATTCAGGGCTTAGACCAACTTATACAAAGAATGGGGGCTATACCTGATGCTGTATCTCAGGAAATAGATGCCGAAATGGCTAGTGTGGCTAATGAGTTTGTAAATCGTGCAGTCTCTGATGCGCCGGTGGATCAAGGATTGCTTAAAAATTTAATCACTTGCTATCGGGAAGGGGTGATGGACTGGAAGATAACATCCGGAGCGAATTATAGCGCCTTTATTGAATTTGGTACACGATCAAGAGTTCAAGTGCCGTCCGATTTAGCTGAATATGCCGCTCAATTTAAGGGTGAGAATCCAACAGGCGGCGGGTTTTATGAATTTGCTATGTCGATTTTAAAATGGATGGAGCGTAAGGGCATAACAGCAGGCTCTTATGATGTTAAAACTAGGAAAAGGGTTGGAACTAATGAAGAGAAGTTCGATGAAGATGTGAGATTGGCAGAAGCTATTGCCTATTCTATTCTAAAGAAAGGGGTAAAACCTCACCCTTATTTTTTCAAACAACTGCCACAGGCGCAGGCTGATATGAACAGAAACTTAAGCGCTGTAGTTCAAAGAGCCTTGAATTCATGAAAAACCCTGCACCCTACATACGCCGGTCTTTATTCGCTCTTTTAAATGGAAGTGTGACTTACAACACAGTGGTTATTCCTGTATATGAAGGCGGTGGTAATAGCTCTGACAAATACCAGATACTGATTAAAGAATACACAGATGCAGACCGCTCTAATAAGTCAAATTTCAGGGGTGTAGGCAATCTGGTAATAGAAGTAGTGGGAGAGGAAGCTACAGCCTTAAACAAGCACGTAGATGCGATTGCGGACCTGGTAATGAATATCATCAAACCCGACACCAAGCAAGGGGGATTATTAAGCGGGGATGTGTTTCAGGTGATGATCAACGGGAAGCCTTCTATAAACGGATTGATAGAAGATAGCGGAGATGGTTCTGTGATCATCAGACGGATACTTAGATATAATTTATTAACCATAGAAAGGTAAATTAAGAATGCCATTTGCGCCAACAGACTTAGCGAATTTATGGGGCTGGTATAAAGCCGATGCCGGAGTAACTGGGACAACCTCTGTAACGGCATGGGATGACCAGTCCGGCAATGGGAACAATCTGGCAGCGACAACAGGGCAGGAGCCTGTTTTAGTAACTAGCGGATTGAATAGTAAGCCGACCATTAAGCAAAACAGTTCATTTAATGCTCAAATGGCTACGGCTATAGACTTCCCTGATTTGAGTGCTGGCGGTACAATTTACTTAGTCGCTAAACAGGTAAAAACACATAGCGCAATCAATTTTGATGAAGGCGGAGTATTCATCGGAGCGGGTAATACAGTAGATATGCAGATATATAGGGGTAACCTTGTAAACTCATTAAGTATTGCCGGGGGCATTAATACCGATTCCGACCATGTTACGGATATGACCGCATCCGATAATACATTCTATACCATCCGTCTTCGTTATGATGGAACTAATGTATATCAGTCTTTAGATGATGGCACAGAAAATTCAGTTGCTTCAAGTGGCGGCGGGTACATCCCAACTCCGCTGACAATGTTTTACTCTTTAGCAGGGGCTGCTGGTGATAAAGAAATTGCGGAACTGATTATATATACCGAAGATCATGATGCAACCAAACAAGCGCAGGTAGAATACTACCTGCAACAAAGATATATGCACTACTCTTGGACAGGATCAGTCCCAAGTAGTGACACCACAGCGGTTATTAACTTTCCTGCACCCCCTACTAAAACCGTAGGGGATGCAGACTTTGCACCGGGCGCTACATCAAACAGCCCCGCGCCGATCACCTATTCGTCTTTCAACACATCGGTGGCAACCATTGTAGGGGGGAATATTCACATCGTAGGGGCAGGGTCTTCTACTATAACCGCTTCTCAGGAAGCTACCACTGGATATACCGCTGCGGCTGATGTGATGCAAACCCTAACAGTAAACTCTTCTAATAACAATTCAAATAGCTCTAATATGGCAACTAACGAAGTACAAGCGGACGTGCTCGGCCTCTGGATTTCTACTGTGCTTACCAGCCCTCAGCCTACCGATTGGCTGGAATTGGTATGCGCGGAGAACACAGGACTGAGCGGATCACGCGATGTCAATAAAAAACGTACAAAATGCGGAGTAATTAAAGGTTTTGGCCCGATTGACTGGCAGATTACTGGATCAGGCACAACCAATACAACGCCCGGCACCGGTAAATTAAGTGGAAATGAAGTAATAGACCTGGCGCAAAACGAAACACCTATACTTGTAAAGGTGGCGCATGGTACAGATACTTCTCTTTACTACCGCCAGGGTCAGGGGCAAATCACAAAGTTCAACGAAACCGCCAACACTGGAGATCCTTTGAGTTTTGATTTTACCATTGATGTATCCGGATTGATTGATACCACACCTTAATATAAATTATGGTTTATTCACCTGATTATACAATATCACTCGCACAGGGGAAGCAAATTCCCCTTCTCTTTAATACCTGGACTTATAAAAAGTTCTGTCAGGCTATAGGCATTGAGATGGAAGAATTCTTAAATAGGCTTTCTTTGAATCCTAATGAACAAAAGCCAATTATTAAATTCTCGGAGCTTACTGCCTTTTTCCTATGCGCCTCTGAAAGTTTTTGTAGATACAACAATCAGCAATTTTCGCATACTGATCTTGACGCTTGTGGATGGCTAGATGCGATAGGCGGCGTTACCTCTAAAAAACTTGGAGAGATGGCCGTTATAGCGGTTTCGAAGCTAATAAACGTAGATCCAGAAACGCTAACATCAGCCAGTACTGTAAAAAAGGAAACTAAGGCAACAAGTGCAAAAAAAAAGCACTAACATGGTATTCTTTCTATAAAAGGGCGGCTTCTGCTGGATTAAAGCCGGCAGAAGTGGATTCTATGCATCCATGTGATGTTTGGATATGTATTGAGGGGCATGAGGAAAACTCTCGCTTACAATGGGAGCATACCCGTATGGTCTGCTATACTGTGGCAAGATACGCCTGTGACCCAAAAGGATTCCCAAAAACGCCCCAAGGTTATTGGTCTTTGCCCTGGGATGAAGAAGGATCGAAACTAGACAGCAGATCTATCATAGAATCGCACGCCCGGAAGGAGGCAAGACGTAAACTTTTAGAAGAGGCTAACAAAGTAAAAAGTTAAGGGTTTTTGGTTTCTCGGGATATATTTTTATCATTGCAGCAATATAAAGTGACTATGAAACTGCTTTTATTGCTGCTTTTGCCTTTTTTGCATACTCCGAAATCATCTTATGAAGAGGTCGTAAATGCGGACAGCGTAAGCAAGGCGGATCTATACCAAAGAGCCAAACGCCTTCTAATCGACAACTTCAAAAACACTAAAGGCGGCATTCCGTCAGATGATAAGGAAGCTGGGATTATAATTGCAAAAGGATATACGCAAGTACACCCAAATGCGCTTGAAAATCATGTCAATTATACTATTGAAATTGACGTAAAAGATGGCAAGTATCGCTATCAGATTGACCATATAGAATTTGAGGCATTTTATAACGGATCTTTAGGGGCTGATACTGTAGATGAGTTGAATGCCCTATATAATAAAAAGAAAAACCGACAGATTAAAAAACAGCTTGATTCAATAGAAGAAACCGTTAATGATTTAATCAAGACTATAAAAGAGGCTATGGGAAAGCAGCAAGCTACATGGTAACGGAAAATAGTAGTGTAGCCACATAAAAAAATTACATATAATTAGCGAATTTCGCTTATAATACCTAACCCAATCACTTTTGCCGGGCCGCCTGACGCCCTTCTTACTTTCGCCAAATAGATGCGATTTTATCGATGGCAGTAGAAGAAGGGCTTATAGTTTCGGTAAAGGGCGATACAAGCGACCTGCAAAAAGGCGCTGCTCTTGCTGTGGATTCTTTGGGAAGGATAGGCAATGCTGCTGTCGGAGCCTCCCAAAAAGGCGTACAATCTTTCGAGAATTTAAAGAAGTCACAGGAAAAGCTAGTATCCTCTTCTAACTCCGCTACAATTGCTTTAACAAATCTGGGCCGTGTCGCCCAAGATGCGCCGTTTGGTTTTATTGGCATTTCTAATAACCTGAATCCCCTTTTAGAATCATTTCAGAGGCTTCAAAAAGAAGCTGGAAGCACAAGTGCTGCACTGAAGATAATGGGATCGTCACTGTTGGGCGGTGGAGGACTAGGGCTTGCACTTTCGGCGGTCACTGCTATTCTTAACTTTTCTCAAATTGGTTTTTCTGCATGGACCCGTGGCGCTAAGACGGTGGGCGATGCTTCTGAAGAGGCAAGTGGGAAACTAGACAAAATAAAAGACAGCTTAGAAAAAGTAGCGGCAGGTTTCGCGGCTGATAATATTACGAAGCTGGAATCCTACGGATTAGCACTTAGCAATCTTAAATTACCATTAGAGGAAAGAAACAAGGTTTTAGACCAATATAATAAACTTGTTGACAAGCAGAATGAATTATCTAAAGATGATTTGGATAATATCAACAAGATAAATGGAGCCATTCAAAGCCAGATTCAATTATTTGAGCAAAGGGCGCTGGTGAAAGCGGCTGAAGACCAAATAAAGAATTATTATAAAACAATTTTTGAAAATCAATTTCAACTTCAAAAATTAGTAGCTGATTCAAAAAAGGGGACAGCAAATGATGTGGTAGGTGGGTTGACCGATGAGCAAAAATCTTCACTTCCGCAGAAGCCTACAGTGAGCTCTTTTGTTTCTACCCTATCTGCTGAGCAAAAAGCCGCACTCCCTGTTCTGAAAGGTTATAATGCGCAATTGGGCAATACTATTGACGGATTAAAACAACTCGGTGAAGATGCTAAAGATCCATTGGTTGGGCTTTCAGGCGGGGAATTAAATAAAGCTAAAGATGCGCTTGGCTTGAGTGCTAATGGATTTATTAATAACATAAAAGAAGCGAAAAAACAGGTAAACGACCTGTATGCTTTTATTCAGGGCCTTATAGGGAAGGGCGGGGTGTCTGTGCTTGATAATTTCGATTCCACCAAAAAAGGAGACAGCGGGGAAGGCGAGCAATTTAATTTTTTTGATCGATACTTTAATGCAAATCCAAAGACCGCTAGCGATAAGGCGAAGCAGGCTTTCGAAATGTATCAAACTGCTCTGGAATATGCTGTTAAAAATCAAAACAACTTTAAGGGCTTAGATGCTATTATATCAGCACACGATCAAACATCCTCTTTAACCGCCGCTAAGAAATGGTGGGAAGACGTCCAAAGAGGTATTATAGAACTAAAGCCGCCAAAACTTGAAGAGGCGGTATATATTACTCCGAAATTAGAGACTAATGATGCCCAGGTTGTTAGTTATGTTCATGCGCTTCAGCAACAACTAACAAGTACGCAAGGGGTCAACCCATTCGACTTTTCAAAAGTTGATAAAGATTTGTTGGTATGGAAGTACTCCCAGATGTTCAAGGACATAGGAGAGAAGATGCCTACTAATATTTCATTTAAAAACGACCTCGGACAAGATATTAAGTCTTCTGTAGCAGATATGAATGATTTGGTTATTCTGGCTAAATCATTAGGGATAGCATTTGAGAAGGCTAAGAACCCTTTGGAGGCGCTAAACAAAACATTGCAACAAACTGTTCAATCTGGTATATCGGGAGCCATTGCGTCTGTCGGTAAGGGCATCGGAGATGCGCTCGCGGGTGATGGAGGTTTCAGCGATGCTTTTAAGGGGATTTTCGCAGGACTTGGCGATATGATTGAGCAACTTGGGGAGGCAATGATTCAATTTGGTATTGCTAAAGAAATAGCTTTAAGCTCTATAAAAGCGTTGCAGCCGGGAGCCGCAATTGCCGCAGGCGTGGGATTAGTTGTTCTCGGAGAGATCGTTAAAACAAAGATGACTACTCCGCATAAATTCTCTCAGGGCGGTCTAGTGCCTGGTAGTGGCAACTCTGACACTGTGCCAGCATTGCTAACCCCAGGCGAATTTGTTCTTACAAGGGATATGGTAAACCGTCTGTCAGGCGGAAATATCGCTAATGTGCAATCCCTTATAAACGGACTGGCCTTCAAATCTTCTTCTTTTGATGTACGAGGTATTTCTTCAGGTATGAAGTCAGGTGGTGGAATGGTGTCAGGCGAAATGAACATTCATGTGCATGGAAGGATGTCAGGTAATGATATAGTTCTTTCAGGGGCTAGAACAAGCAGAAGACAAGGGAGGGCGTTTTAGTGGCTTATAAACTTTATTATAGAATCCGCTTCCAAAACGTAGAAGGGCAAAATATCTCTGTTCGTATCGCGGATACCACAGTACCGACAAGGGGCGGAATTGTATTCCCGACTTTTAGGGATATGACACCAAGCGGAGATCCTTTTCATATTACGACAATCGATAATAATGAGGACAAGTTTACACCTATCAGGGCCAAGCAAGCTACTATTCAATTTTTAGCAGACAATAATTTTAACCTCAACACCTTCGCTACCAATAGCGGAGATCAAAGGTGGTTCTGTGAGGCGTTTATAGAGGATAATATCAATCCGCTTGTCAGTGTAAAATACTTATTCCAGGGATTTTTGGTCCTCAACGATCTCTCGCAGGAATTCATTGATAATTCTGTTCACCCTGTAGTTACTTTAACCGCTACAGACGGACTAGGGCTATTAAAAGATATTCCACTTACAAAACCAGACGGCACCAATCCAAGAGGAGCAAACAGGATCATAGATTACGTTTCGTGGGCGCTACAGAAAACCGGCATTCAGGCTTCTATTAATGTGATGAACAATTTAATGGAAGAATCTTTCCCCGGTCTGCCTGCCTGGAATAATATTTATTTAGATGCCAAAACATTTGAAGGTGATGAGATAGGAACATCTATAAATTGCTATGAAGTTCTTACAAAAATATTAGGGGAAGAGTGTTTTTTAACCCAAATGGATGGGCAGTGGTGGATTCGCAGAATTGATGAATACGAAGGAAATACAAACTACCGGGACGCTTACGATTTCCAGGGGGTGTATCAAAATACCCTTTCTAACCTAACTTATAAAAAGTTCATCGGGCAGAACACGCCTATTCAGCTGATCGCCCCGGCTGCTTTGGTAAGTTTAGACAGGCCGCATTCATTTGCAAAAGAAACCTTTCAGTTTGAATACCCAAAGGAGATTATTGATAATATCGATTTCTCACGCGATGATAAAAACCCGTTCTATACCAATACTTATACAGATACTACAGACAATAACTTAGTCAAGACTGAGAAAAGGTATTCTTTACAGGATTGGGGTGTTTGGAAGGGTACACCGAACAATCCATCTAATTCGTCTGTCAATGCTTATGTAAGAAGGATTTTCGTTGATGGTTACGAAAAAGAAAGATATGCAGTCTTGCCTCAAACAACATCATTAGTACCTGTTCATTGGATAGAAAGCGTTCGAATACCTATTTCTCAATATGATAAGTTTACTATAAGTGTTGACTTTTCATTAGGCAAAAATATTACTGGAAGTTCTCAGACAATACAGCAGGAAGTACAAATAATGGTATATGGTGATGATGGGTCTAAGTGGGTTTTTGGTAACGACCCGATTGTTGGCGGGAAGTATTCTTGGGCTAGGTATATAGAAGGGAATATTAATGGAGACTTGAAAATCAGAACCTCTTACGATAAGAAGTCTCTGGACGAAACGCAATGGCAAACAGTTTCGGCGACAGTGGATCCGATTCCAGTAACAGGAGAAATTGTTCTTCGCTTTTTTCAAAGTGGGTTCCAGGATCAAACAGAAACAAGGTATGACAATGTGCAGTTTGACTATATTCCTTACATAAACGGCTCTTATCAAAAGTATTCAGGCCAATCCAATAAAGTCTCTCAGCCGGGTGACTATAAAGCCAATAGAGATAAGCAAGTATCCATATCTGGCAGCCCAAGAAAGCTGTTTAAAGGTGGGTTTTTAAAACAAGTAAACGGAAAGTTTGTCCTTGCGGGTAAGTGGTATAATGGAGCGGTGCCATCTCTTCGCGGTGGACCTCCAGCCGATTATATGCACCCTTACGGATTTATCCAGGCCTATAGCGTATGGAATCAATGCCGTAGAACTATGCGCCTATTCGACTGCAACATCATGGGACTAGCGACCCAATACAACGACCCGCCGGACTTGATGCACAGTTTTGAAATATTGGACAGTTCCCCACATACGCAAAACAAGAAATTCATGCTACTGCATTATGACATGGACTTTTATAGATGTCGGTGGAATGGATTCTTTGCAGAGGTGTACGATACGGTACTGGCAAAAAAGTATGATGATCCTTTTGAGTTCAAATTTATAGAAGGCAGATAAAATTAACAATATGGCACAAAGAGCAATAGAAGGGCAAAACGTACTACTCCGCGCAAAGATGGGCGGAGATTATATCCCTTTTGTTTGTGCGACTTCCGTAGAATTTTACTACGATACAGAACTGATTGAAAAAGCAACCGTAGGTATGTACGGGTTTAAATCCTGGGTCAGTGGGATGGGAGAGTGGGGTATTACCTTAAACTCCGTTACAACCGTTCAGTACACTTCAGAATCTTATACGGTTTTTGACACGCTTTTAGATAGTTTACGGAAAATAGGACTCTTTATAGAACTGTCTTTTGAGGATAATGATGGAAATTTGAAAACAATTACCGGACACGTTTTGATCCCACATACCGGGATCACATCTCCAGTTGACGGCTTTAGTGAGGACACCATAGAATTTAAAGGAGATGGAGCATTCGCCATTAATACCGAGTTAATAACCCCGGACACGGCAGACACAGAAGTGAAAACACCTATCGACTTCACAGCAGCAGGGGGGGAGACTTCACTTACTTATCCTGAACTGATCGGAGCTACACTTTTGTACGTAGGCAGGGATGGAACAGGTAAAGAAGTAATTCAATCGGACGATCCCAACGATAAGCAGGTGAAGTTCATTTCTACTACAGGAACGATATTTTTTGCCGCGTCCGATCCTTTAGGGCCGGGCGAATGGATTCTTATATTATACAAGTAAAAAGGCTTCTTCTTTTACTTTCTTTTTTTCTTATCGGTTATTGCGCACAAGCGCAGTTTACCCCTCAGTATTTGGGCGGT